AGCACCCGATTACTCTCAATTCATTAATCAGATTACAGAAGCACAAAAGGCTAAGACAATTGCAGACTATCAAAACGCTTATCAGAAATCGTTAGGCGGACTCACAGAAACAGAGTCTAAGATTGCACCGGCTTATGCACAAGACAGAACGAACATTCAAACGACTAATGTGATGGAAGCCAAGCGACTTGAAAACCTATTAGCACAACAAGGGTTAGCATCAGCAGGAGCAGGAGAGACAATGAGTGGCGCAGGTTCGCAGAGAAACCTTGCACAGTCAATCGGATTCCAAGGTGCAATGAGTGCTAATCAACTTGCAGAAAGACAAGCGTTAGATAACATTGCTAAGCAAAAGGCACAGTTAGGCACAGACCTTCAATACAACATAGCAAGTGCTTCATCGGCAGCAGATATTCAAGCGTTACAAGCACAATTAGATGCACGCAGACAAGCAGACGAACTAGCTAGACAAGAAACACTAAGACTTGAAGGCAAAGCAGATGCAGCAACCGCAGCAGAAAAGCAAGCGTTCCTTGATACGATTACAAGATATTCAAGAGATTATTCAGCAGCTATCAACGCCAACTTGAATGATGGAAACCCTGCTAACGATTGGCAGATTCCTTATTTAGAAGCAATGAAGCAAGAGAAGATAGCAACGCAGAATTTAGATCCGCTTACTGGCAAACCGTTAGCAACTAATCAAGTAGCAGAACTTACACCATCGGTTGCGCTTTCAATGTGGGAACTTACGGGAACTGCAAATGATGCGATTGCTAAAGCGTTAGGAGTTAATCCAGGTACTAAATTCCCTGTACAATATTCAAGTATGGGTAGCGCTGGTTCAAGTGGTGGCTCTAATGTTTCAAGTTTATCACAAGCACAAGCTATTGCAAGATGGAAAGCATTAGACAGAGCAGACCAAACTATAGCCGATTACTTTGGAGTTCCAGTTGGAACTAAATACGGAGAAGCACCAACGACACCAGCTAATAATCAAACTACATTCCAAACAGGACTTGGAACTGCACCTGTAAATGTAACGCAGATTATTCAAGGTATCTCAAGTGTATCACCAACTCAAGCTGCTAGACAAATAGCGTTGTGGTCGGCATCTGGTATGCTTAACACTTTATCAGATGCAGATGCAGATAGAGTTGATGCTAAACTTAAACAGTTAGGCATCACAGATGCAATGTTAAATCAAGCAATAAGGGACGTTAAAAACCAATCAACCAATATCCAAGCACAGTAGGGGGTAGCCAATGGCATCAATTAAAAATTTGAGATTCGGACTACCTAAAGATAAAGAGTATGAAACGGAGTCTTTTACTAAGAAGCCTGCACCTACTCAACAGACATTGAAACTGCAACCCTTGTTAAATTACAAGGCTAGTTTGCAATCTGATCTAAACGCTATGCCTAAAGAAAGGGTTTTGCCTTTAACAGGTAAGACCTTTGACTTAGGCACTACAACAGAATACAAAGCAGAGAAACCAAGAGAAGCAAGTTTTCTGACTGAACTGTTTCAAAATTCTGATGTTCGTAAAGTGGCTAAAGATGAAGCAAAAGCAATTGCCGACAAGATGGAAACAAAGTATAAGGTTAAAGTTAAACGTGCCAATAGCCCGATAGAGTTTGCTAATATGTTATTGAAAGTCGAGGATAAGGAAGGATTCAAGAAAGACTATTCCGAATACTTGGCTAAGACTGAACAGGCAAATCCATTTAGTGCAGGGGTTGAAGCAGGGTTTAACATTCTACCTACAATGGCAGAAGCAGAAGCAAAGACTAATCCAGAGGTTGCTAAAGCGCAAGAAAATCCATTGTTTAGTGGTGGGCGTATTGCAGGTGGTATTGGACAACAAGGGGCATTTTATGGACTATTAGGCGCACCTATCGAAGGTTTACTTGCCAAAGGCTTAGGCTCTGCTGCACAAACTGGGCTTGGTAAATTCGGTATAGAAGCGGCTAAGGACGTAGCAATAGGACTTGGCACGGGACTGGCAGAAGCACCTTTCGACAAGACAACAGGCAAGCAACTTGCAACCAATGTAGTAGCAGACATAGCACTTAACGCTTTATTCGGCGCAGTAGGTAAAGGAATAGGCACAATCACTAATAAAATGGACTTATTCAAAGCAAAAACACCAGAAGTTGTTGAGCAAGAGCCATAACCACCGCCAAGTACCACATCAGCCGATGTACCGCCACCGTAGAACTTCAAGGAAGCAAAACCAGAAGCGCCTGATTCCTCAGAAGCGATACGCTGGATAGCTTGCAAGCTGTTTACATAGAGTTGATACATTGTGTTACCAGCAACAATCAGGTCAGCCTTGTCAGTACCACGAATCTGCTTGATAGCAGCTTCAGTCATCTTGGCAAGAATGTTGGTTGTAGCAGGAGTTGTGGTTACGCCAGTAGTGATCTGGTTACGCCAGAAGTCCCAGTTAGCGGCATTAATACCACCGTAAGTACCAAGGGTAGGAGTAGCTGAAACTGCTGCGCCTAGACCGTCAAGGTTCTTACCACCGTTACCAGTACCGTTACCAAACAAGTCACCAGAAATGCGGTTTAGCAAACGAGCTTCAGAAACTTGCATACGACCATCTAACAGGTCGATGATTGCTTCTTTGGAGCTGTTTTGCAACATTTCAAGGCCAGACATCGTTACGGAGTCAGCGTACTGAGCAATCTTGAACTGAGCAGCCGAGATTGGGCTATCAGGAGAAATGTTCAATACTTCATATCCGCTATACGAGTTAGCGTTGTTAGTATTTGGGTCGTTGTACATGATTTCTTCCAAAATCACATTACCACCTGAGAATGGGCGTACATTGCCCTTCTGGTTCAAACGAGTAAGAATTGCGTTGTTTTGTGTTAAGTTGTCTGCCAATTCACCGCTACGACTTTGAATAGTGGTAGCGATAATATCGGTAATTGCTGAGTTAGCGAATGCCATGATATTTCCTTAGTTAAAAATGTGCCAAAATTGGCTAGTTAAACCCTACGGCTCATTGCCTCACCCATTTGCTCGGCAAGGATTGACCGTCTATCCTTTTTATCACCTGTGTCTGCCACTTTTCCGCTAGGAGTAACGGACTTTGGACTTACAGCAGTTGCCTTAGCCTTCGCTACTTGCTGTGCTTTGATTGTTGATTGTTTGGCATCTTTCAAGAGTCTATCTTGCTCTAATGCCCATACATCATCATTCATACGCACGGCTTTCTTGTAGGCCGTTTCTAGGTCTGGGGCTTTCCCTAGCTCAAGTAGTTGAGCCATTTCTTCCCTTACCACATCAAAGTGAGGGTATTTCTCCACATCACTCCGTACTCTTTCAATTTCATTCATTAAGCGTTGGTTTTCCTCTTGGGCAAACCGACCTTTAATGGTTGAAACTTCTTGATTGACTTGATTTAACTGATTCATAAGTTGCTGTGTATACGCATCAACTTGTGGAGGGGCAGCTAAATTTCCGTCTTGGTTTAATTGTATACCATAATCTGACGCAAGTTGTTGGAATAATTGCACTTTTTGGTCATAAGGCGCTTTTGACAAAATCATGTGCGCTCTACCCAAGTTATTAATCCACTCTGTAGGCTTAATGTTTTGAGCTTGCAAGTCAGGAATGAATGGGGCAATAGCGTTTTCTAGCTCTTTAGCTCTGTCAGCTTCAGCCTTGTAAGTAGATACTCCACGCTTAAATTCAGTCTCTCTTTGGATTCCAGCATATTCAGCTAGTTTTCTACCTTCTTCTTTGGTTAATTGCTCACCAGCAGTTAGCTTGTCCCATAGCGGTAAATACTCTTTTTTCCATGTAGTAGGGCGCACCAATGCAGGTTCTTCCTCTATTTCTTGGACTTCTTCAGACTCCTCAACTTCCTCGGCAGCCTCAATTTCTACAGGCTTTTCATCTTCTTGTGCTATTTCATCTACAGGCTCAAGTTCAGCAGGGGCATCCTCTACTGGTTCTAATGTGCCTTCTTCAGCAGCTTCCATAGCAGCTAATAGCTGTTCTCTGCGGTCTAGTTGTTCGTTGTCTGACATGATTTCTCCAAGTTATCGGTAGTTAAGTTTTGCATAGGTCAATTCAGCTATTTGACGCTTTCTAGCTTCTTGTGACTTTCTGCTTAATTCAGGTGGTTTGTGCTGCTTTGGTACATCGTTCCCTAATTCAATCATTTTGTGCTGTTTTAGGTGTGCTTTGTGCTTAGACCGGCTTTCAATGACTGAACCGTCTACTTGCGAAATATAGGGCTGGATGTCAGACATAACCATAGGCGCATCCCTACGAGTCATCTCTTGCTTTTCTTTCCAGGCTTGTTCAGCTTCAGGACTGCCAAGGGTGTATCCCCAAAACTCAAGGTAGAAGTCTTTATCTGTCTTAACTTCTACATGATTTGATTCTGTATAACCGCATTTAGGGCAAATCATAGGTTCTCCAATAAGTTAGGAAGTAAGTGATATTCTTCTTTTCTAAGGGTTATTACTGAGTCGTACCATGTTGCGTTTTTCCAACGCCAACATATGTAATCATCTTCAGGAAGCAAAAGAAAGCACTTTACACCTAACGCACCAGCTAAATGAGCCGTTGCTGTGTCAGGAGCTATTACTGCTTTCATGGCTTTCATGTGGCAAGCCGTCTTAAAAAAGTTCTTTTTCCACCCATCATTGGGTAATGGGTCAAAGACATCATCTAGCTCTACATGAAGCGAATAAACATTATCACCGACTAGTTCTCGCATAGTTTCTAATGGGATTGACTTGGTGTAATGCAAAGGGCCGTTGGATGCAGACCAATTAACCCCTACTTTGCGTTCAATATTGCTAGCAATAGCCTCAAAATAGCCTTCTGAGCCAACAATCTTCTGGGTAGTAACAGGAAAAGATTGTTTTACAAAAGGAGGGGCATAAGTAGCAAAATGGGGAAGTGACATAGAGCCAATCCAATAATCTGCCTCTAATGGTGGGCCTTCGGTCTTAGAGCATGAAATGTAATCAATGCAATCCATCGTTCCAAGCAGTTGCATCATGGATTCATGGCACATTACGCTTAAAGTTTTAGCTCCCCAAGCCTTGAGCATAGGTAAAAATCGTGCAAATTGGATAATATCGCCATATCCCTGCTCCATTTGGACAGTAATATGCTTGCCAATCAGTCTTTCACCATCCCATTTGGGGGCTTTTATCCATTTTTGCCAGTTTTCACCAGTTGCTTGCATCACCAAAGGATGCCAACGGAATTCAAATAGGCGAAATCCTGCTTGGAAATGCCCCATGTGTAGTAGGTCTACACCTTTTTTGTAACTTCTGTATGCTGTCATGTTCTAGGCAAGTAATCGCCTATCTCCTTATAAAAACAACGCTAAAATACCATCCTCATCATCTTCTTCAGCAAGCCGTTTAGCTTCTAGTATTGCAATTTCTTGCTCTAAACGCTCTTTAGCCTGGCGAATTAATACTGCATTAAATAAATCTTGCTTTTGACGCTCTAAATTAGCTATCAAAGCATCGTATTTAACTACTTCTGTTTGTTGCTCAACAGATTCTACTTTATTTTGTTTGCGTTTACTAACCTTTGGAGTTGGGCTAATTTGCTCACGAATAAACTCTCTGCGAGATTCTTGGTCTGCTTTTTGTGCAGCAAGGCGCTTTTCTTCAGCAAGTCTTAGTTTCTTGTCTAATGCTTGCGCTCGTTTCCATTCTTCTTTAGTCCAACCGTCACCACCTGTAGGCTTTGTAGGGCCTATAGGCGTTATGACTATTTGAAATGCGTTGTTTTGAAACGCATTAGCTTGGAAAGCAGTAGAAAACATTAGGCTTTTACTTCAATACAAGGTATCAATAATTTTAATTGTTCTAAAGTTGTAGCTTTATCAGCTAACTTAGTAATATCACGCAATCTTTGTTTTTCAGCAACAATGGCTGTAGTATCTGCACCAGTTTCCAATGCTCGTTGAAATGCTACATCTTGAGCCAATAGCAATGGTGTGCGTTCTGCTCTTAGGCGGTCTTTAGTAATTGCCTTGGCTTTTTCTAAGTTAATAGTAATCATGCGTACTCCCAAGCATTACGGAATGTTCGATCTGTAGGAATATCAGCAACATCTACAATCTTAAATGGTTTCCCTTCAGGCACATCTTTGGCGGCAATTTCTTCAATCGTTAATCCGCACTCGGCTGGGATAATAATAGATACACCACCTTCGTCATTAGGGTAAATTATTCTTTGGTTCATATTTGTCTTTATCTAAATATAGCCACATTAATATTGTTTACATCTATGCTGTTGTCATTAACATCTATCGTATTAACAAATCCAATGCTTGCAGAAGTATTACCTACTGAACTAAGGGAAGCCCCTATACCAGAATTTCGAGAAGCTGAAACAATGCTGTAGTTTGCATCAGGCATAGCTGTAGTTAAATTAATATTGTAAGTGCCTACACCATTGTCAGTAATAGAACTTACATTACCGCTTGCACGAATAGCTACTGTTCCAGTACCGTTAAAGTTTACCCAAGCACGACAACCAAAAGCAGTAACTACTGAACCATATCCTGAATTAAATTTAAAGTTAGCAGATGCGTCAAACTCACCACATTGAGTACCACCTTCAGAAAAACCAATAACATCAGTACCAAAGTAAATACCTGTATTAGTATCTGTACCACGAATAGCAGGACTAGCTGCTGTACCGTCTACATTTGATACACCGTTAGTACCGTCAAGAATAATAGGCATTACGCTACCTCAATCCAAGAAGTTGTTGGTTCATCCCACTTATAAAACTTGCCGTCTGTTGGCATCGCTGTAGGGGCTTTCCATGTCCAATCGGTTTGGTCAAGAATCCAGCTTGCGAATGGCTGTGGTGCGTAAAAAACATCATTAGCTTGATCGTATGTGTAACCAATGCCAGCGTAGTTGCCACGCAAAGGTGTACCACCTAATGTGTGTTTGCCAGCTAGAGTGTTATAGCTAGTCTGTAGCCATGTACCTGCGCTTGAATCAACGAATGTGTCAAAAAACTCAGGTTCAGCAACAATAACTTGCGTTACTTTACCGTCTACTACTTTTGCAAAATGTCCCATGTAAATCTCCTAATTAAGCTGTATAAGTGCCGCTACTTGTGAATGTTAATACTGTATTTGAGCCAACAGTACTGGGTGTAGCGTTGGTATATGTTCCTGTGTATTTAGCGGTTGGAATGGATAACCAAACAATGCCTGAACCACCTGTGCTTGCAGTTCCACCACCACCACCTCCTCCACCAGCACCGCCACCTGTGTTTGCAGTTCCGTTAGTGCCTTTTCCAGCCATAGCACCACCGCCCCCACCCCCTGTACCTCCAGAGCCGCCAGAGTAATTAATGTTGCTTCCGTTTGTATATCCACCACCGCCACCGCCCCCAGCAAAAAAGGAAATTCCACCATTTATTGTAATTTGCGTTCCTGCACCACCGTTACCGCCTACGGTAGATTGACCGTTTTGACCAACCGCACCAGCACCACCACCACCAGAACCTAAATAATATCCAGCAGGGGCAGGGTTCACATTGTTACCTCCAGCATTTCCTTGCCCACTAGTACCAGCTCCTCCTGAACCAGCTCCAGCACCACCAAAGCCGCCACCTGAACCGCCAGCAGTTGCTTGAGTTCCTCCGCCAATAGCAGTTGCTACTCCTCCTGATATAGAAGAATTAGCACCACTAGCACCACCGCCACCGCCTGCTCCAATAGTTACTGTATATACAGTTGATGGAGGTGCAGTAAAAGAACCTTGAAGGACTCCGCCAGAACCTCCTCCGCCACCCCAATCACCGCCTGAACCGCCACCTCCTGCAACAACAGCATAAGTAATTGTTGCGCCACTTGTTGCCAATGCTGTCCAAGTATTTCCTTGGTAAACTTCATATTGATTAAGAGTGGTATTCCATCTAGTCATTCCAGCAATAGGGCTTGCAGGTCTTTGTGCAGTAGTTCCGCTAGGCACAATCAATGCCCCAGTAGTGCTGCTTGCATCAATAACGCCTGAATCAGCAGTTATATCTAGTTTTCCAGTAGTATCGCCACTTACAGCAATGGCTGTTCCGCTAGTTGTACCTGCTCTAATAATAGATGCCATTATTTACCTACCAATGCTTTTAATTGTTCTAAAGTGGTAGCTTCATCAGCTAATTTAGTAATGTCACGCAATCTTTGTTTTTCGGCAACGATAGATAAAGTATCTGCATTACTTTCTAAGGCTCGCTGATACAAAACATCTTGCTCTGCCAACAACGATTTACGCTCTTGTCGCAACCGATTTTTAGTAATTTCTACCGCTTTATTAAAATTAACTGTAATCATTCTGCATACTCCCACGCATCTCTAAATGTACGGTCTGTAGGAATGTCGGCAATATCTACAATCTTGTATGGCTTGCCTTCAGGAATGTCTTTCATAGCCAATTCAATAGATTCGGCTGGAATAATAATAGCAACACCGCCATTGTCATTAGGGTAAATTATTCGTTTGTTCACAATTAACCTTTATCTATGCACAATCACAGAACATCTCAAAGCATCTTCCAATGCGCCAGAATCATTTGCTGTTAAAACTTGAAGTGCTGAAGTTGTATATGTTGTAGTAGCTGATGGCCCTAAATATGACATTGATGTTGTGGCGTTTAATCTTGAAGCTGACCCTGAGAATGAATAATTAGCATCTACTAGTGCGCTAGTAAAGTTTAAAGTGTAATCGCCTGTACCATTATCAGTAATAGAACTTACATTACCACTACCACGAATAGCAGGAGTACCAGTTCCATTAAAATTAACCCAAGCACGGCATCCATAGGCAGTTGCATCTGAACCATATCCTGAGTTCATTTGCAGGTTATTTGAAGCGTTGGCAAGTATTACAGTACCAGTTGCATTAGGCACAGTAATTGCTGCGCCAGTTGGCTGAACTAGAAAAGTACCAGTAGAAGCTGGCAAACTTATCGTATTAGTACCTGCTACGGCTGGGGCAGCAATCGTAATTGTTCCGCTTGTATCGCCTGAAACGACAATAGAACTCATAGAACCACCCATCTACTGCCACTTGGCACAGTTACGGATTGACCGCTTGCTACGGTTACAGGGCCTACTGACATTGCATTACTCCCACTTGGTATTGAATAGCTTGCGCTAACAGTAGCACTATTAACTACAAGACCGTTTGAAGCAGAAACTATTGGTGCTGTAAGGGTAGAACTAGCAAAAGTAAGGCTAGAACTAGCACCGAAAGCACCTGCATTATTAAATTGTACTTGGGTGTCAGAACCAGCAGGAGTTGCGCTAGGTGTTGCCCAAGAGCCATCGCCACGCCAAAAGGTGCTACTTGTTGCCCCTGTACCGCTATTTAGGTTTGTTACAGGTAAATTGCCTGTTACTTGTGTGGCTAGGCTTACATTGGATAATGTACCGCCAAGGGTTAAGTTACCGCTACTTGTAACCGTTCCAGTTAAGGTAATGCCGTTTACTGTGCCTGTACCGCCTACGCTAGTAACTGTGCCACCGCTAGAAGGTGCAGTATTGGTAATAGTGAAATTAGGGTATGTACCGCTAGTGCTAATTCCTGTGCCACCTGTAAGGCTAACGGTTTGGTCAGGGGCGGTGTTTGTAATGGTTACTGCGCCAGTTGCACCGCTAACGCTAATTGCTGTACCAGCTACGGCAGAAGTAACGCCTGTATTGTTAATGGTCAATACGCCAGTAGACGATTCAGCTACCGATATTGCAGTTCCAGCCGTTAAATCGGTGTTTTTCCAATATCCGTCTTGACCGTCATAAGTAATAATTTGACCGTTGCTAGGTGTGTCAATTTGAGCGTTTGAATCTGTGCCGCCAAGTGTAGAACCTGCGCTAATGCGAATAAGAATAGTACCGCCACCTGCTGAACCGCCATTAATAACGGCAGCCATTTGTGCTTTAACATTTGGCGCAACAGGCTTAATTTTAGTTAAGCCGCCAGTTACGGCAGGGTTGTACCAAAGAATATCGCCATCAGCATACCCTGTAGTATTGACATTTCGTAATGTTCCAAACGCTTGAACTAAGCCAAAACCGTTGTTTGCGATGTTTTCGGCAGCAATACCCATAATGTAAGTGCCATCGGTAATGCCTGTAGCAGGTGCGCCAGTAGGTACGCCACTAGCACCAACTGCGCCAGTAAACATGATTACTTGGCCTTTAGTAATGGTTGCAGTAGCTTTGGCATAAAAAAATTGATCTTCGCCAATATGCTGAATGACATTACCGCCAATCATGCCTAAACCTAGGGTATCGTTACCGTTCCAGCCTAACTGTCCTGCGCCAAGTGTTGTGGCATAGGTCGTATCAAAGTCAATGTAATCAATGTCAGTAATGGTAGTTGCACCTGCAATAGCACCTGTATCACTTACCGTTACGACTGAATTTTGGATTAGTTTGCCTGTAGTTGTGTCAAACCGAGCAATAGCGTTATCGGTTGCACCTGTTGGGCCAACTACATCACCACCCAAAGATGGACTGGAATTGGTTATTACGCCTGTTGCGCTGTCGTAGCTAATGCCTGTACCTGCGCTAACCGATGATCTAGCTCTAGCGGTAGTAAAGTATTCGTTTGTGCCTTCAGCAATGTTGGTGGTCGTAAGGACTACTGCGCCTGTAAGACCATTGACGGAAGTTACGCTATCGGTATTGTCTACCTTTTGCCATGCCGTACCGTTGTAAACCGCCCAATCGCCAACGAGCCAATCCGTAATGCCGTTAAGATTAGTGCTACCTGCCACACTAACAACATAGTAATAACCTTTAGTGCCAACAGAGGAAGTAAGAGTAGGAGTATTAGTGCTTGCATCCCATGTCCCTTGATAGCTTAAAGCACCAATAACGGCTGCTGGTAATTCAGAAATAGGTACTTTGCCGCTTGAATCAAGGGTTGCAACGCCTAATGCTGCACCTGCGTCTTTAGTTGATGCAGTTCCAAGACCTGTAATGTCTGTGTTTGGAATGGTTGCCGAGCCTGTTAAAGCAGCAGTTCCAGTACCTTTGACATAGCCTGTTAGCGTAGTAGCCCCTGTACCGCCTTGGGGAACAGTTACCGTACCAGTCAAGTTAGATGCTGGAATGGTTACACCGCTAATCGTACCGCCTGTAATGGCTACGGCATTGGCATTTTGCTCTGCCATCGTACCCAAACCCTCTAATTCATGGGTATCGTTCCAGTTACTTGGGCGTACTACTGACGCATCATCCCCATCAGGAATAGAGCTTACAAACTTATGTTTGACTGTTATTGGCATTATTGGACACCTATGATTTTGCCGTCAGCACCTCTAACTACAGTTTTTGGTCTGCTATGTTGTGCATTGATTGTATCAACCAAAGCACTAATAGCCTGGGCCATTTGCATATTACCTTGACCAATAGCGTCAGCAATCGGTTGCATTGGGCTTTCCATTGACTTAGCCATGTCCATTTCAGTCATGTAAGCCATTGCGCCATCAGACTCATCTGAACCAATACGAGCTACCTCAATCTTTGCGCCATTGTTAATGTGCGCTAACAAGACTTGGGTATTGCGCTCAGTCATCATCTTCATCTGAGCTACCTTCATCTCCATCTCTCTGTCCATCATATTGCGCTGTTCTTCAAGTTGGAATTTAAGCTGGTTTTCTTGAGCTTGGTATTCTTGCTTGGCCTTTTCCAGTTCCATCTGAGCAGCCATCTTCTGCTGTTCAAGTTGGGCTTGCATCTGGAGTTGCTGCATCTTAGCCTGGTTATCCATCTGAGCCTTCTGGACTTCAGGTGGCAATGGCTTGGGTTGTCCTTCTGCTTGCTGTGCTGCAATACGCAGTTTATCGGCTGTTTCGTCAATAATGCCTTCTAATTGCTTACCAGCTTTAAATGCAGTAACGCCAAACTTGAGCATTTCTAGTGCCATATTTGCTAGTTCAGGGGCTTGTTGCACCATTGGTACGGCTTGCTGAATAAAGCCACCTACAGCACTTAAAAACGCCATTCTGTCGGCTTTTTCTTGCTGTTCATCCTGATAAATCATTGAGTCGGAAGTGACCTCAATACGGAAGTTCTTGGATGCTTGGTCACGCAATAGGGCAATAGCTTGTGGAATAAGCTGCTGATCTTGCTGTGATAACTGCATTGCACCTGAAATCTGCACCAATGTTTCGTCTGTAAAGTGAGTACAGATAATCTGCGCTTTGATGGATAACAAGGTAGTAGCAAAGTCTACGACTGCGTGTTGCATCGTCTTTAAACGACCAGCAGCATTGTTGGACTTGATAATCTGTGCACCAAGGGTTTCATTAGGGTCTGTTTGACCACGCTGAATGTCGGCAATACCCATTAATTCATAGATTTGACCCTTAACTTGTTCCATTGCTTGATAGCATTGAGCAAGAGCCTGTGCGAATGGGGTAATGTCTACAAGGTCAATAGCCCCTTTCATGCCTTGCTTCTCAGCAAAAGCCATCCAGTTGTCTACTGGAATAAGGGTATTGTTCTCACCTTCGGAGAATAAACGCTGCAATTCGCTATTACTTGCATCATATACACCACGCACTTTGAGGGCATTAATCAAGCCATCAATGCGGTCACATAATGTGTCTAATTCCCTAGCTTGGTCTTGGTAGATTACAAAGTCAGGAATTGGCTCTAGTGAGTCAGTTGTGAGGGTTGAATATAGCGGTTTAGGGCAAGGAAAGAAATTCTCTAGCTGTAATGGGTCATCACGCTCATCAAGAATTCTGCCTAAAGACTTAGAAATCCAAAGGACTTTACCTGTTTCTTTGTCCCAAATCTCATACACAACGGCCTCATACTGCCCATCCATAGGCTTGTACGAGTTCTTATCGTCTTGTGGCTTGGTGTCTAACGGTATCTTGTAGCCTAGCTCTTCACCAAAACGCTCAACAAGTGCAGGGCGTGTCATATAGACCTTACGCCATACGGATGTTACTTCTTCCCATGTTCTTGCGCCAGGCGTATGTCCAAACTCTTTCCAATGCACATAGTCTACAGGGCAGCACTCGTACTCAATGCGCTCTGGGTTCTCATTCTCCATGCCTTCAGGCGTTTCTGCTTCGTCTGAATCTTCGGTTACTTGGAAGCCATCGTCAGGCTCACCGACCTCATCGACTGCAAAGTGTGGCTCATAACGCACCCAAGCTACACCACGACCACCGAGTAAACGGTCTAGTACCGAGTTGTTCATTGCTGATTTGTAGTCACCGTAATGTTCAATCTCAAACTCCAATGCTCGTTCTAGCATCATTGAGGCAACACGGCCTACAGGGTCATTGTCCCTAAATCTACGGCTTACATCAGGTCTTGGCAACCGAGCAAAAATAGCTGGTTGGATTGTCTGTACATTTGACCAAAGGATATTGAACCGAGCATTAGGGTTACGGTCATAACGACTGTCATCCTTATATTTTTTAACAATACGGTCTGCTCTGGCTTCCCAACGCTTATATTGGCGCTCATAGCCCATGATTGTTTTGTACCAATCCTCGTATGAGTGATTTACCGTAGCTTTGCCGTTTGCCATAATGTTGCCCTAATGTTGAAGATTTTGGCGAAATGTTAAGACATTTTACCTAAATTTAATATCTTTGGTTAACTTTTGTCTTAGTTTCTTTCCATAGCTCATTAATTGTCACATCAGTTTTGCCAACGAATACACCTCTAATTGGCTCGTCTTTGGTCACAATCTTGGCTTCTTCTTTCCATGCAATAGCCAGCATACGGAAGGCATCAGCACCATGCGATGTCCAGTCATGCCTTGGTTTATCCCTAAATACCTTCTTGTCCTCATCGTATTCACGCTGATATTGCCGCAAACATTCAATGCCATCCTCGCATTTATGGTCAAACCAGGCTCTCATTAATGCTAAACGAGTAGCTTGAATACCATCTTGCAGCGACAGGCTAGGCACTATCTTCATCTTGCTAACCTCTAGCTTGTCCCCTAACTGCTCAATAATCGAGCGATTTGAGGCTAAAGTCTTGGCCCTAGCGTCATGTGGCAGGTAGTGTTTGCCATAGTCATACATCCGTTCATGTTCCCTAGATTCAATGATTCCGCAGTAAAACGCTACTGGTTGCCCATTGGAGCTATGGTAGTCAAGCAAGCGAATCTCGCCATGCACCACCTGAAACCACCAAATAGCCGTATCGTCTGAGTAACCCAAGTCCCATGCTGTATGGACTTTAAACATAGGGTCATGCTCAACATGGGTAATTCTGCCTTGGTCAGTCAATAAGCGCATCTCTTTACCGTAATAAGCGCCTAATATAGAACTTTCAAAATCGCACTCAAACTCAGCTAAATATTGGTCTTGCGACATCATCTTGGCAGCATCAGCCAATTCTTCATCAGGTAATAGCCCAGTTTGACTAGCCCTTAATGTTTTTACATACCATGCAGCGTCTTGAGTAGCGTTGTTGTACACATCCCAGAATTGGTTATGTCCTTTAGGTGTCCCAATGAATGTAGCCCAGCCCTGTCTATCAGCTAGTAATGGCCTAATAACAGCACCCCAAATAGAGGGTTTCATGTCAGCATATTCGTCTAGGACTACCCCATCTAGGTATAGACCACGCATAGAATCAGGATTGTCAGCACCAAACAAACGAATCCTAGCACCATTGACTAGCTCTACCCATAGCTCTGATACATTGTGATTAACTCTAACTGGCTCAGAAAAGCGCATTAAATAGTCAAAAGCAATACTTTTAGCTTGAGCATAGTAGGGGGCAAGGTAGGCATATCTGCCATCTTCTTTGCCTTCCATTATTGCTTTGTAGATAAGGTCATTGATGCAAGCAACTGTCTTGCCGCACCGTCTATGGGCTACGATGACTGCCCAGCGTTGTGTTCTGTCATGGAATGGTAGAAATACATCCCTTGGTTGGTAGTCTAGTTCTACTTCAACTACTTCTTCCAAGATACCACCATGCGTACAGGAGCTTTAGCATCTCCAACAACTTCAGTTCTAGCTAGTTTAGGTACTGCGTACTCAACCATGTTCTGTACGATGTCACAAGCCTTGCCTGGATTAGGAAGCACAATGTACTTTCCTGTTTCATCGTCTTTAAGCCCTTCTGCGGTGTTATAGAGCCATGTTTGCAGATAAGGTAGGTTGGCATCAAGAAGTTGTTTAACAGCCTCACGAGCCTCTTGAGTGACCTTATTAGGTACTCCTTTAGCCCTTCCACCTGTCTTTTCTCTAGTTTTTTCTACTTTAGAAGTCATATAATCTCAAGTAATTGATTTATAAGGCTTTTATTCTACCCTATTTTTTATGCAATGTCAGGGTCATGTATCTTGTTCATAGCAGCTAACAAAGCAACCTTACGCTTCATGCGTTCATTGGTTTTTCTGTTAAGAATGTCACCTTCACCACCTACTGCTAATTCTTGTGGCTTTGGCTTATTGCGCTCTATCTCTTGCTTTTCCAAGGTAGATGTATGCTCTGGTCGTAGCAAAGCAGCTTCTTTTTTAAAAGTTCGGCTCATTGGTTTCATTACATATCCTTCATTTTTTCAGTAATGACATCTTTTCTAGTCTTGGCTGCTTCTTTAAAGTCACTAGCAGTAGGAGCGCCTTTAGCACCAGGCTTCTTCATCTTTTCGCCTGAACCAGCTTTGATTCTTGCTCTTTTGGCGTGAATATTGTCGTATAAACCAGGCATAATTATTCCTTAATTAAAGTAAACACGCTCCAATAAGGGTATGCCTGAAAGAAGTTGGAGTTATCCCCTTCTGTGGGTCGGTACTCTGAGCGTACGAAATCATTATACCTTTGTACATCAAATAGTAAATTTCCTTTTTTAATTAATTTTGCCCAGTATTCAATGGGTTGGATATTTACATGGGTAGGATCACCCATATACATTTCCTTAATTTCTCCATCTCGTATTGCGTCTAAGCATAAAAACATACGACCACCTGGCTTTAATATGCGTTCAAACTCGGAAATGATGTCATCCATGAGTTCTTTAGGTATATGTTCTAGGACTTGGGCCGAGTGGACTAAGTCTACCGAATTATCTTTTAATGGGATTTTGGTTAATGAGCCGCAGATAAGCTCATCATTATCAAAATGTTCTGTGCCTAGCTCAATCATGTAAGCAGACAAGTCCATGCCTATGGTTTTGTAGCCTAACTTCTTAAATCCATTGAGAATTGAGCCACAAGCGCATCCACCATCAAATACGGTAGAGCCTTGGGGTAAACCCTTAGATACCATCTTAGCGTATTCTTCTTGCCAGTACCCATGACCTAAGTAATCTAGGTTGGCATCCTTGTGTTCTGCGTAATACTGCTCATCGTACTCAAGAGCAGATAAACCGACTAATTGCATTACTTGAGAAAGCGAAGTTTATAGGTCGTACTGTCTATTTGGTCAGCAATAGCGTCTATAAGGTTGCAGAGTTGTTGGTCTTGCGGAAGGTCATTTCTGGCTTCTTTAACAAACTTTTGTAGGCTTTGCAAATACTTTAATGGGTCTTTAGGCTGGTGATATACGCTTGGAAAGCTAGTAATTTTGTCGTATGCACCCATATAAGCCTCAACATAAGCGTCAGTTAGCTCTACTATGTTGTCATAGTATTCGCCTAGGGCCATGTGTTTGCTAAAAGAATCGGTAGACCAATGAAAGAAATGGGTATTAGTTGCTGAGTGCAACAGGGTAGCAGCAAATAACGCAACATTGCTATTCATAGGGAATTCCTTTAAAAAACGCCCTATTTCTAGGGCAAAGTACCTCACGCCACTACATTATCTTCCAATATATCAACCATTACAAGGGATTGCGTGACTGAATTATGCCCAATGCTCTTATGGCAGCATCCACACTATCCACACGACTTACTGCGCCACCTTTCCATTTACCCATAAAGTCTAGCTGGTCAGAGGTAAATTTAGCTTTTGCGTCTTTTTTTACTTCCATTAGCAAAGTTTCCCCAGCGTAACCTACCAAAAGGTCAGGGCAGCCATGTTTCATTGAAGCTAAAGACACAACCGTTGCACCAGCTTCCCTTAAAGCCTTTACAATTTCTTTATGGTTAGTGTCTACTTTTGCGTATGTCATTGATTTTTCTTAACTTTCAGTTATTATCAGAAAACTTTATCATAAAGGGTGTGAGATGGCTGATAAATCTAAAAAAAAGGATGAAGAATTTATTGCGCTTTACCGTAAACTAGGTAGTCCAACCTTAGTAGCTAAAGCAACAGGTACAAATCCAAGAAGCGTAGCAAACAGACGAGCCAGTTTAGAAATTAGATATGGCATTAAATTAGAAACCCATAATTCGTTGCGTGACAAAAAGAAAGAAAAGCCAAAGAAAAGAGAGTTGGCAGCGCACAATGTCCGCAGGGGCATTGATGTTGATAAAGTAAAGCGTGTCATAGTGTTTTCGGATGCTCATTTTACCGATACGACTACTACGGCATTTAAAGCATTACTAATAATAATTAAGGAATTTAAACCTCAGGTCATTATCTGCAATGGCGATGCCTTTGACGGTCAGATATTGAGCCGCTTTCCAAGTATTAATTACGATAAAAAACCTAATGTATTACAAGAACTTAACGCTTGCCGTTATCACCTAGACGAGATTGCTAAACATAGACCGCCAGGCTGTGAATTGATATGGACTTTGGGTAATCACGATATGCGTTATGAGTCATGGTTAGTTAATAAAGTGCCTGAATATAGCGGTGTTGATGGATTTAGCCTTAAATACCATTTTCCAGAGTGGAAAACTTGCTGGTCATACTGGGTTGGTGAAGATACCGTAATTAAGCATCGACATCGTAGCGGTAGAACTGCTGGATATTCCAACTTACTAGCGGCTGGCAATACAAACATTATTACAGGTCATACCCATGTATTAGCCCTGCAACCAATCACTAATTATCAAGGCACATATTGGGGCGTTCAGACTGGTTGCCTTGCAGACCCTATGTCACCCTCGTTTGAGTATTGTGAAGATGGCCCTAAAGACTGGCGTAGCGGCTTTGTAATGCTGTCGTTTGACGATGGCAGAATGTTAATGCCAGAGATGATTATGGTTACTGACGAACAAAATGGTGAATTTGAGTTTAGAGGTTGTATAAACAAGGTTTAAACATGAGATTAACTCCAGAAGCATTGCGCCATCTCTATTCAACCCTTGTAGTTACCTATCCTTTCACCAAATGGCCTATGCCTTTGCCTGAAGAAATAGAGTTTGTTGTTACTCCTGACCCTGAAGTAATGGGTACATATTTGTTAGATACAGGTGGTGACTATGCCCATACCATAACTATATCTTCAGGGCGTTGTAGTCACTTTTATACCGTTTTAACTACGCTTGCACATGAATGTGTACACATGAGTTTTTGCCAGCAAAAGGGCGATAAGTGGTTACAACATGGAAAACCGTTTAGAACTCGATGCAAAATGGTAGCTACAGAATTAGGTTTTGACCCACTAGAATTATGATGATTTTGTAGCAATTAGATAAGCCCCAAAATTCGCAAAGCAATATCCAGCATACATACAAGCCAATCCAGCATTTCCTTTGAAACCTTGTTCAGCAGAGATATAGGCATAAATTAACCCTGTAAGAATAATTAACCAACTACTCACCAATTAGCTCCATCGTCTTTTCCAAAAGTTGCTCCTCCGTGACAAGATACTCTCGCTCAAAGCGCTTTCTACCCATTCCGTGAATACTGGTATTTGATCCTCTATGGTGATAGGGACAGAGGCCGATAACAGGACTGTTGCTTCGTACGCCACTTCTTCTAATGTGATGAATTTCGCATGGCGTTGGTGTTTCTGTAAGGCAGAGATACCTACACAACGAACATCCAAGTTCTGCAACTTTTCTATAGTGTTCTTTTTCATTCTTAGTCATAGCTTGACATAATTAAATAACGACTTTGGGACATCATAGTAAGCCTCATGCTTAGTATTGTCCTTCATTTCTACGGTTTTGTAGATTAAGGGTTTATCCCCAGTTATCCAATATGCATGGCCCAAATCTTTAGTAAGGGCAAAAAATAAAGTATTAGGCACTTCTAGCATATGCTTTTTGCGTACAGGTACATGGATGGTGTTAAATGGGCATGGACTCCAGTTACGGACTTCTACCTCTATAAAACCTACCTGTATACCATTCCTATACGCAATTAGGTCTACGCCATATTGGTCAGGATTGTCTTTGGCTTGCATATTCCATGCAGCTTGAACCCATTTTGCTACTGCTGCTCTAGCTGGTGGGTCGTACTTATCATGGAGTGCCTGGTCAAACTTCTTAATCTGCATCCGCTACATCTTGCAGTTTTAAAGCCATTTCTACCATTTCTTCAGCAATTTTGTATGCCAAGGCCCATTGTTTTTTAAGCATAGCATTTTCATAATCTTTGCTTAGTCTGCGTAAAACAATTAATGGTAGTGCGTAATCTTTCATTTTTCTTTCCTTAGTTCATCAAAGTTATAGAACCACTCATCCTTGGCGCTCCACTTGGCATGGTTCTCAACGCTATATACCTCGGTTGGGATACGGAAATCAGGCGTTTTAAGCACGGCTGGAACCAGTGATACGTCATACCAAAGGCAGCGGTTATTGGGCTGGCAAGCAAACTGGCCGTTATCTAGCTTGATAAAGTTGTACGACTTGTGTTCCTCGACTCCCTCGCTAAAGCTAGTATCAAGCCGGTTAGCGTCTGGGCTGGCAAAGTCAATGGTAAATAAGTAATTGCCAAAGTGAAACTGCTTATCCTTGCCAAAGTATTTAACCTTGAGTCCACGCAGGTTAGACTTTTCAATCACCGCCATATCGTATGACAGACAGTCCCAAATCTGCAGATGGTCCAGCGGCAGGGGATCGGCCACCTCTTTCCACACATACGCACTGATTGGTAGCTTGTCGTACAGCGCGCCGTAGTTGGTCAACATGGACTCAATGCGAAACGCTTGGCCTTTTATCGCCTTGGCGGTCATCCATACGCATGGTTCCAGTTCGCCGTGACCTTTCTCGTGATTGTAAAGGAACTCTTTACGCACAAAACATTTAACTGGGGGTATGTTGGCAACCAAGAAAGTCATTTCTCACTCGCTTTCTTTAGTATTGCTCTAGCAAAATTCCTAAGAACCGCTTCGTCTACCCATGCTTCATCATGCAAATCAAGTGGATACCATAACTCCATTATTTCCTCATCTGTTAGTGTCTTTGCTTTCAACGCTTCTATTTCAGCTTGTTGCTTTTCAATAATGGTTACTAAATCCCATTTATCAACAATTAAGCCGTTCTTTAGCTTTTTGCGTAACAGTTTGGCTTCAACCATTCTCTTGTGCCTTTCTTAGTATTGCTCTAGCAAATTCCATTAAATCGTGAATGTCTATGTTGTAATCAGGAACTTCATTAATCAAAATTCGTATTTCGTCATCTGTTAGTGTCTTTGCTGGATGGGTGTATAGGGGAATATGAAAGAATTGATTTTTCATTTCAAATACATTGCCAAAATCATCCATCCACGCTACTGGTTCATTGTTCATAATTATCGGCAGATAGTGACCCATTGGCAACCACCGCCACCGCAGACATACTGTTGCCAGCATTGAGCTTGTTGGGCATAGGCAAAGCCAATTACAAAGAATGTTGTTACTGCTGCAATATATTTTTTCATGGTTTTCTCCTTAGAAGGGTACATCGTTAAGTACATCTTTGCTTACTTGCTGGGTAGGAATTGCTTTATCTTCTGGTGGGTTAAGATAAGCCAATAAACCACCGTCTTTTAAAGCAAACAACGGTAAAGTTTCAATTTTAAGCATAAGACCATGTTTAGTGTCCATGATTACGCCAATAGATTGATAGCGTTTTTTCATCTTGCCATCGGCTTTATCTTCGTATTCCGATACTGCTGCTTTTACAAAATATTGAATTGCCATGTTATTTACCTTCTTTCATCAATTTAACTTCTTCATCAACTTCAACCAAAAACTGCTTAATTTCTGCTTCCATCTCGGCAATAAAGGCTTTATCTCTGTATATCCTTTGTATATACAATTTGCTTTTTTCAGGAAAGTTAGGGTTGTAGCCTACATAATCGTTCCATTCCCTGCCTGTGCAAGCTAACTGGGCCTGTTGCTGAATCCAATACTTTTTAGGTATTTCGCCAGTTTTAATAACTTCCCAATGACCAGCGTTGCCCCTGCACTTTATTTCGCACATACCTTTAATATTGACCAAACCATCTGGACTTGCGCCAAATCCTTGAATAAAGGGATGGTCTATAAAAGCGGTTTGGTCTACAAATTCGCCTGTAGTAACTTCGTATAGAACCCTTGCTTGGCCCTCTCGGTCAATGCCATCTTGCATAGCCTGGCTAGTAAATGACTGCTCAAATACACCAGTTACTCGCTGTAAAGCCAATTCTATGAGATAGTTCTGTCGTGAGGCAGCTACTCCTGTTTTGGTTTTAGCCATTACATCTGCGACTCTGGAAGCCGTAACCTTGCCCAAACGCATAGCAAACCATGCGTCTGTGCCTTGTTCTGCGGCAATTCTGTCCTCTGTAGTAAATGTGGTCATGACAACTCAACTTTCTTTAGGTCTTTAGCGTTAGCAATTAAATGGACTGCGTTTTTGTCTTTTTGTACTTCTTTGTAAGCATCGCTATAGGTTTGCTTTAATTGCTCTATGTTTTCAGCAAGATTAATAGCTGCTACCCATGAATTAGCTACATCTGTAAGGTTTACAGGTTCTTCATCAATAGCATCAGAAGGCAAGTCGCTACCAGCAAATATGTATAGGCCTACCCCAAAACACGCAATATTTTTTGCCAGGCAGCGCATCTGTGAGTCCGAAATTTTCCTTGCATCTGGCGATTTAATGGCTTGATTGCGGTTATCCATTACTGGTAATTGCATTTTTAAGGTTTTGCCAAGGGCTGTAACCTCAGTACGAACCATCATTGTGTCGTTATAAACGATTGGGTCTAGGAATTCCCAAGTTGCCATTGGGTCGTTCTGTAACAAAATATCTACGGCATAAGTCCAAGAAAGGTAGGTTAATTGGCCTTTGCGCTCTGTAAACTCGTTACAGTTAATTTTGCGTAATTCGTTGTATGTAGTCATCACTTACTCCTTATTGGTTATTTAATACTACTTCTGTGGCAAAACGCTCTTGGTACTCGTACGACAAACTCCATAATTTACGACCTAAAGCCATAAAGTCACGCTTTTCTAGCATTTCTTCTAATTGAGCTACAACTGCTGGGTCTTGTACGCCTTCAAAGGCTTCGCAGAAATTACCCCAGTTGCAAGGGTTGTATTCGTCTTTCATTAGCTCTGCGACTTCGCATTGGAATTCATCAGAATCCATGTAGTCATCTTCAGGTTCGTAATAAGCATCGTGTCTAGACATTCCCATGTTAAACACCTAACGCAAACATCACGCCCAATGCTAATCCTAAAGCTACTGCGCCTAATACATCAAATACTGTTGGTTTCATCACTTACTCCTGTACTGTTGAACTAGACTCCACTATACACGAAAATTACACTTATCAACACTTTTTATCACTTTTTTTATTAGTGGTTTCCCTAATACAAAAAACCTTTGCAAATTATATCTATATGCGATATATTCTGCAAAAGAAAGGAATTATATGAAACCAACCGATTTTTTAAAGTATGAGTTTGGGTCTTTAAAGAACCTGGCAGAAAAACTTGAATTAACGCCCAATGCGGTTGTTTTGTGGGGTCAAACGCATATTCCATTGAAATATGTCAAGTTAATTGAGGAGCTTTCTAACAACAGACTTACAAAAGAGCAGCTTAGACCAGACCTGTTTAAAAAGGACTGAAATGAACTTTTACCCTTTTCACATAGGGGATTACATTAGCCATACTAGCCATTTAACCGATGAGGAAGATTTGGCATACAGGCGAATGATTGACCTTTATTACATGACTGAAGCGCCATTTATTAATGATAGTGAATGGATTGCTCGTAGAGTTCGTTCAACTCCTGAAATTGTTTTTGATTTGCTGCATGAGTTTTTTGAATTAGGAAAAGATGATTTATGGCACAGTTCTAGGGCAGATAAAGAGATTGCAAAGTACCAATATTTGCAAGAATCAGGCAAAAAAGGTGCTGAAAAACGCTGGGGTAATAGGGATGTAAAGCTACCCAATAGCCTACCCAATAGCCCCCCTATTGCCACCCCAATAGCAACCAAGACCAAGAACCAAGACCATATAACTACACCTGAAGGTGTTTCTAGTGATTTGTGGTCAGACTTTATTGCTTACAGGAAAAGACTTAAAGCGCCAGTAACCGATAGGGTAGTAACTAGGTTGATAAAAGAATCTAAGGATGCCAACATGACCTTGGAACAAGCAATAGAAACAATAATATTTAAAGGTTGGCGAAGTTTTGATGCAACATGGATTACTAAAGATGTTAAACCTAAACAAGCATGGGAGTAAGTGATGATTGGACATAACCAAATAATTGATATGCGTATGGCTGGTAACAAGCCTCAATCTGTTTTTGTACAGTTTGGCAAAACCTTTAATGCAGAGCAAGATGTAGAACTTGGAATCATTCCTACCGTATGGATTGAAGATAAAGACCACCAAAAGCTAGTGGATTTGACATGGGCCAAAGATTTAAACATTCAATTAATGCCAGGTAAAGACATAGTTCAGTTTACAAAGTGGTGGATTGCTTTGGTAGATGCTGAAGTCAATACAATCATCGGTCTTGATAACGATGGAGAGATTAATGTTTATAGAAAAGGATGATATTGACTGGCTGAAATACAGCCAAGAAACCAATGTTAAGCGAAAAATTAGGGAAAAAGCAGACTACCAAGAGTCTTTAGATGACTACTTTGCTGGGAACTTATACGCTAAAGGCTGCTCATTACCTTGGGAAAAAGCTAGAAACATCTCCATTCGACCATCGGAAGTTAGTCTTTGGGCAGGGATAAACGGTCATGGAAAATCACTTTTGCTAGGTCAAGTAGTTTTAGGGCTAGTAGAACAGGGTCAGAAGTGCCTTGTAGCGTCTTTTGAGATGCGACCTGAGATAACCCTAGCCAGAATGGTTAGACAAGCCACAGGCTCTAAAAAGCCCCTTCCTGAGGCAGTAGCAGAATTCTCTACTTGGAAAAAGAATCACCTGTACCTTTACGACCATCATGGAATGATTAATGTAGAGCAAATGTTGGCAGTTTGCCGATATGCCACAACAGAGCTAGGAATCAACCAAATCGTCATAGACAGCCTTATGAAGTGCGTTAAGGGGGAAGATGATATGAATGGTCAAAAGGACTTTATAAACGCCCTATGCGCCATTGCAAGGGATTCTGGAGTGCATATACACCTAGTCCATCACATGAGAAAGGGTAATGACGAGAAATCTATAGGTGGAAAGTTTGATTTAAAGGGTTCAGGTTCAATTACCGACCAGGCAGACAATGTATTTATTGTTTGGAAAAACAAGGAAAAAGCCCAGCAAATAGCAGAGCATGGCTTTTTTATTGACAGAGAAGTGCCAGATGCCGTGTTGGTTTGTGAAAAACAACGCAATGGCGAATGGGAAGGCAAGCTAAAGCTATGGTTTGACTACAAGAGCCAGCAATACATTCAAGAGGCAGATACGCCTATACACCGATATTTGGAGAATTAAGTGGAAGATATTAACCCAAACGCAGCAGTCGATTTTTTACTTAAAAACGCTGGTTTATTTGCTAAAGCTAAAGCCGAGCGTGTTTATTTAGAGGAATTCCGTAAGTCTAAAAAAGCTCTTTTAATGCAAGAAGCGTTTTTAGTAGGGGTAGATACTATGGCAGGGCAAGAAAGAGATGCTTATGCTAGAACCGAGTACAGAGAGCTTTTAGAGGGTTTAAAGGCTGCTGTAGAAGTGGAGGAGTCATTGAAGTGGAAAATGACCGCAGCGCAGTTGAGAGTGGAAATATGGCGGACTTTACAAGCCAATAACCGTTTAATAGATAGGAGTGCAACATGAAAGAACCAAATGTCATTAAAGAATCGAATGGTAGTCTTACTGTTAATGTTGAGGGTAAGGGCCAAATTAGCTTTAAAGAGCCTATACCGTTTTATGGCATCTATGAAGAAGCTGTGGAAAGCGAAAAACTAGCCATAGCCCCAAATAGTGTTTTTAAATACAGTAGCGGTGCGGATGTGCAAAAGACTTGGAAAGCGTATGGTTTTGTACCGCCTTCTACCGTTAGAAACGACTACCTGTTTAAAGCTAATCGTTTAGCTAGTGGTCTTAGCAAATGACCAATGACGAAACTATGATGTTTGCAGGGATTGTTGTCCTAGCTTTTATCATAGTTAGCGTCTTTGTCTTTAAGAATTAAGGATGTCTAGGACTTTGTTGATTTTGGCTTTTCTATCTTCAAGTCCTATGACACCGCCATTAATCTTTTTGGTCATGCCGACAATGTCCATAAGGTCAGACGAGGCATTTAAGTTCCTTTTGTTCCAGAACCATCCAGCACTTAAAGCAGCGTATTTGGGTTCAGACAATAAATCAGGGTTTTGTACCAAATCCACACCAATACCATCGCTACAGTTTTTGTAGTTTTCTTTACCGGTTAGCTGGATTAACCCACGACCTATGTATTTAGCACCGTCACCATCTTCTGTATTGCCCATCCTGCCGCCATAAACCTTATTGGCTATCATTTCAGGGTTGCGCTCATACTTTTCTGCAATATCCATGTCAGGAAAGCGACTAGGCCATGTACGCATAAGGGCAGCAGCAGAATAGTTCAAGTTTTCTTTAAGAAACCTAAAACCGCCTGATTCATGCATACATTGACCAATAAAACAGGCTTGGCGTTTAGGAGTGTTGATGTCGTACTTTTCAAAGGTGTCATTAAGTGGCTCTAGCCATTCTTGACCAATACCTAGCTTAGTTAATTGCTCTGCGTTCATGGTTTCCTTATCATCATATTAGACGCAATACCCATCATGTCTTGCACTTTGGTTATGTTTTCAGGTTGATTTTTCCAGCCTATTGTTAGCTGCCCAGCAAATAGACCTGGCGTTGTAGGTATACTAGACCGACACATAAAAGTAACGCCTTGCTGGATATACCAAAGCCCTATGATGGATTGCGCCCTAGTGTAGCTATTGCAAGGTATTTGACCACCATACAGGCTTAACAGGTCTGCGTTATTGTCTTGATTAGCAGATAACATACCTACATCTAAACCGTCATGGGACTTATCTCGACCTTCTTTGGTGTATGCCCTTACCAAAGTCCTTGTGCCAAGCATAATATCGACTTCAAATATGGCTACTACATCAGCGTTTGCTTCTTTTATAAGCATCTTAGCAACATCATCTGAACGGTTTACATCTATCTTAGGTAGTGATTTGTTTTTATCGTAAGCAGCAATAAAAAATGTTTGATTAGCGTAGATAAAATAACCTGCAAACGCCAAAACAGACAAAAACGCTATAGCGGCAACTTTCCAAGGTTTATCAATGTATTGCAAAAGGGAATCAAAAGCCCCTTTTAATTGCCCTTGGTCAATATCAGCCATTATTTAATTGAATCGTATTGTTGATAACAGGCTTGTAACCCAACCCTTATTTCGTCTGCTCTTGCGGCTTCCCTGATAAGAAATTCTGCATCTGGGGCAGAAAGGGCTTGTCCGTTGCAATCTTTTCCATCGATGGTTTTTGTGGGACTACTGGTACGGCTACGCAACCCACTAATGGCATCAACAAGCTGAGTGTTAATAACTTTAATTTGAGCATCTTTGTCTTTCCTTATTTGGTCGGCATCGGCTTGGTATTGGTGTTCTTTATCTCTAATGGTCTTTTCGGCTTTGCTTTGCTGATAGGAACAACCATTAACAAACCCCCCACAAAATAGGGCCACAGCAACCACAGCAATAATGGCATATATATTTACCCCAAACATTACACAAGCCTTGGACTAAACGCAAAAGTAGCTGGGTAATCTGCAATAAATGGCGCATTTACAGGGTCATTTAAAAACGCAGGGTCAGTAAGGGCTTTGATATTCCAGCCAAAGTTTAGGTATAGCATTTTGCCAAACATAGGCTTAAACAAGATAAATTGCCATAGACCTTTGCCATATACATAAATATAGCCTGGGTTAGTTTCGCTAACCTTTAAGTCACCTAAGTAACTTATGCCGTCTGTGCCATGTAAGTATTTGACCGCAAACCCATAAAACGGATTACGCCATAGCCATTGAACCCTAGACCACCAAGAATGGCTGTGCTTAGATTTCCAAGGATGATCGCCATTTAAACTGTTATCAGGCGTTTGAAACCACGACAAACACTTAAACAGTCTTGGGCCAATGCCCCATTCTGTGCCGTTATAGTTCCAGCCTTCTTGATCTGATTTAAAGATTGGTAGGATAAATGCTAGTGGAAATGTAAGGACAGTTCCAATTAGATTAATTACTACATATAACGGATATAGGATGTAATTCATTTTTCTTTCAATGGCAAAGTAGTTACAAAACGCAAAATTCCAACAATTACACCTATTGCCATAAATATAGGGCCATAGTATTCAGGTTGGATATTTTCTTGTAAATAAGGAAAGTACATCTCAAAAGCCCCAAAAATAACCAATGCTAGTGAAAACCACATTGTTTTAGACCGCATGGTTCTTTTATTAAACATTGGCTCTAGGGCTAACTTTTATTACTTTTTGAAAAAAAAATCAGTTACAAGGCTAATAGCTGCACCCACAACAGAAGCTACGCCCATTAACGCCCAAAGACTTCCTTTTGAACGGTTAGCCATAGCAACTAATTGCTCAAGGTTAGCTTCCATCTTATCCATCTTTTTTTCCATAGAACTTAATTTACGCTCGTAATCTTCAACTTTTTGCCAAAGCACTCCATAGCGTACAGGATCAATCTCGAATGACATATTAAGCACCTATTCTAAAAGTTCCGCTAGAAGTGAATGTATGTACTACATATTGAACACCACTAGATGTATAAGTTGTAACTGTGCCGCCTGTAGCTTTTTGACTGCCTGTGTATCTAAATATTGCTATTCCTGATCCACCGTTAGTTGGTTGCCCACCACCGCCACCACCGCCAGTATTGGCAGTACCGCTAGTAGCGTTGTTATCAGGATTTCCACCGCTACCGCTAGTTCCTTGACCGCCACCGCCAATTCCTCCGTTAATTACACCTCCGTATGGATTTGCACCACCACCACCGCCAGCATAATAAACAGATGAACCAGTTATTGAAGATGTTGCGCCAGCACCAGCATTGCCGCCTTGGGATGGGTTAATAGACCCAATTCCTCCTGCTGTTCCAGCACCTCCACCTCCACCACCGTTGTTACCACCTAAAATTGCTAGTCCACCATCATTACCTTGACCAGCAGTTCCAAGACCACCAAGACCACCGTTTCCACCACCACCGCCTGATCCACCATTAAATCCGTTTACGGTACTTGTACCTCCACGACCACCTCCAACGGCAGTTATGCTAAACGCTTCGGAATTTACCCCATTGGCAGATGATGTTCCTCCAGCCCCAATAGTAATTGTGTAAGGCACTCCAGCAAGCAATATGGTTGAATTTGAAGTCATACCTCCAGCACCACCGCCACCACTAGAAGCACCACCTCCAGCACCACCGCCACCGCCAGCAACTAATAAATAATCAATTGTTAATGGTGCGCCTGTGCCAAAACCATATCCTCTAGCAGTTTCGTTACCAATCGTAGATATTAACGGCATAATTAAGCAAACTTAGTTTGAGATACAAACGAAATGTAGGTATTTGCAGCAGTTTTTACTACGGTAATTGTATAAATATCTACAGAACTTGCATTACCAGCAGTAATGGTTAAACCGCCTTGATATAAAGGGGTAATAGTTGTGCCATCAATTTGAATGACATTAGGGTAATACGGTGTAGCACCGTTAGTTACCATTAAAACCATAGTGGCAGTTTGCCCTGTGGTCATTGTGTCATTTAATGTTGTGGTTGAATTGCCACGAATATTGACGGTAAAGTTAGTTGTGTTGGAATTTGTATAAAACCGTACAGCTTGAGTTTTAAAGTCGTAGTTAATAGTTGAAGTAGGGGCAGTAGCAGTAACCGTAGCACCTTCAAGAATAGAGCTAATAGACCCACCAGTAATAGCTACATCATCAGCATCTTGGGTAGACATTGAACCCAAATTGCCTACATAGGTATCTACATAGTTTTTGGTAGCTACATCTTGTGCATTGGTAGGGTCAGCAGCATTAACAATACGGTTTGTACCCATATTAAGGTTGCCAGAAGCAGTAGTTTGACCGTCAGCAGCCAAAGAGTCTGTAATAGCACTAGCAATATCAGTAAGGGTTGTATTAGCCCATGTAGATGTGATAGTTGTGCCTGTTACTACAGGATTACCTACTGGTAAAGAATATGTACCGCTACCGTTTCTACTCATTTGTTGCTCCTTGTACACCTTGCAATGTTAATAATGTAGCCAACCTGCGCTGTTCAGGCGTTAAAAATGGGGCTGCTGTATTTGAAATTAATCGATTTTGTACAGGGCTTGATAATGCTGCTGCTCTTAAAGCTGGTCTAGCCAAAATAGCGCCAGCACCAAGACCACCTGTACTTACGCCACCAAGTACGCCAGCAAAGTAATCTAATGGGCTAAATTGTGGCAAACTGCCCATTCCTTCTGTTGCTTGACTTGCTTTTGGAAATGCTTGGCTAAATTGTGCAATGCTTTTTAATTCACCTGATAATGGTTTGCCTCGTTGTAATTGAGCAGCTAGTTTTTTAGCATCAATAGTGCCAGTAGTTGTGTTTGCTGCTTTTTCAATAGAATAAGTTTTAGCAATTAATTGACGAGCATCCCTAAATTTAGTTAGCAAATTGCCTTGACCAGTTTTTGATAAATGCCCTTCTAATGCGTTTTCTATAGCTGTAGCCGCTTTTTTAGAAGCCTGGCCTATGTCTGTATTACCACTTCTAAATGCATCATCAGCAGCAGTCCTTAATTGTCTAACTTTTTCAATAGCAGCACTAGCATCAAAACTAGGTGATTTTAAAGATTGAACTAAGTTTAAAACTGGGCTAGGTGGGGCATCTGGAAATCCTTGTGCAGCAGTAATAAATGGTTTTGCAATGTCATCCAATGCGTTAATGTAAGATTTATCAGCAATTACTTGACCTGACATACCTAGGTTTTTGTAGGCCTCACCAGCCGTATTACGCAAATCTGTAAGAACTTGTGGAGTAATAACAGTATCGTCAGCCAAGCCTAACGATTTTGCAGCTAATTTGTTAGTAATTTCTTGGTTTCTAGCACTAGCGTTTTGAGCCGTACTAATCTTTCCAGCAACGCCTTCCATAATTCTATTCAACATACTAGGGTTGGCTTGGGTTGGTGGTATTACATAACCTAAATCCCTTGCTTGCTGAATAGATTGTGCTAATTGGGGACTAGGTGCTTTACCACGCAACATAGATGGAATAGACCCAACAGCAGGAATAGCACCGCCTAAGGTTGTACCTACAGCCACATTTTTTGCTACATTTCCGTACAAATCTGCGCCAGTTTCACCTGTATTTGTTGGTGTTAGTAATCCTGAAGCAGCACCTAATCCAGCACCTTGAACGATTGGATTAGCTCTAGCAAAGCTAGGAATCATGCCAACGCCTTTAGTAACTGCTGTAGCAGGGGCTATTGCACCAGTTAATCGACCAGTACCGTAAGAAACAGGGTTAGCTTCGTAATAAACATCAGCTTGTTTATCAAGGTTTTGGGCTAATTGGCTTGTACCTAAATTGCCACCAGTTACTAATTGTGCGCCAGCAACTAATGGGTCTATAGCAGATTTTGTAACACCAGCTAAAGCTGATTCTAAAGGTCTTGGTTGGGCTTGCACATTGGTACGATTAACCATGCGTGGTTTGCCCATAGCAGCACCGCCACCTGTAGAAGCCCATGTTGGGTTTTCTTCTACAACTGGGCCTGTATATCCTGTATTTGCAGGTACGCTTGCTTGGTCAGGTACAAAGCGTGGTGCTTCTTGGGTGTCAGGTACAAATTTCATATTATTGAATAGTTCCAGTTACGCCATTAACAGTTACTCTGTCGCCTTTTTTCAAAGTACCACTTTGTATTGCTTTTTGTACATCTTGGTCAGAAGAAAAACTTTTTGATTCTTCATTAATTCCAGGTTTAATAAGTTTTTTTGCAATATCAGCAGGTACATCACGACCTTGTGATACATATGCTGTGTTTACAATATTTTTAGCTGTAGTTCTTAAATTTTCAGCTTGTCGGTCTAATGCTTTATTTGAAAACAACAAAGAAGATGGGTTTGTTGGGTCACGCACAACTTTTTGTAAAATTTCATAATCAGGGCCGTTTAATACGCCCAAGTTGTAAGCTTCTTTTGCTTGCAACATCATATTGTTATATGCGTTGCCCATTTCCGCCCTTTTATCAGGGTTAGCAAAGTCTACAGTTGAAAAATTCTTTATTTTTGCTTGATAGTCAGTAATTGCGTCACTTAAATTAATAGAGCCAGTAACTTGCTTATTTAGACCTTCAGGCAATGGTTTTGGCTTTGCAGCCAAAGGTTCTCCACCAGCCATAATTGGTTTTGCTTGACCAGTCCTTGTATCCACAATCATTGGGCCATTTGCTGTTTCTATTACTTGACCAGCAGTAGGCATTTGCGATTTAGCAACACGAGAAATTACTTTGGTTGGGTCTAATGGATCACGCAATTCAATGGATGTTCCAGTATCAATTTGGATAGGCGCACGATACTTTGCAGCTCCTTGACCTGTTGTTTCCATCTTTCCTGTAGCTGGGTTGTAGCGTTGAATAATCTCACCTTCACCCAATTTTTGTCCTTTAAGCATTTCTGCCAACTGTGACCTAATTAATGGGCTTTGTGATCTTGCAGCAACTTGGAAAGCAGCCATTGGGTCAGGCTCAGAAAGTGTAGTGCCTACTGGAATATTGCCGCCATCAGGCATTGGACCAGCTTGTGCTTGTGCTGGAATTTCTTTACCGCCATATTGCAGTTCAGAAAATCTAGTTAAATCTTGTACTTCTTGTTCACGCAATGCTTTGGCTAATGCCAATTCTCTAGCATCTAAATCTTTATTGGCTTGTGTACCCTGATAAGTGCTATATAACTTAGCCAAGTATTCCATAGGATTAGGTGGCACATAAATACCGCCAGCAACCGTCTGTCCTTGTGGAGTTTGCATACCTTGAGATGTAAGCAAATCAGCCATTCTGCGCTGACGGCTTAATTCCATTATTTCAGGATTTTGTGGGTCAAACATTTGTGCCATGACTATTCCTTCTTATTAGGTTCTGGTAATAACAGGTGCAGGGGTTCTATTTGCGCCCATTAAAGCAGCACCACCTAAGTTAAACAAACCACTTGTAAATGAATTGTCGTAAGCGTTTTGGGCATTAGCATTAGCCAAATTGCCTTGATATGATTGTTGCATTGCACCAGAATAGTTGGTAGGCATAGTGGTTGCATAACTAGCAAAAGTAGGATTAGCCAAACCTTTAAGCGCAGTAGCTTGTTGGTAAGGCAGCATAGCTTGTGCAAGTGCTTGATTAAAGCCTTGGTTTTGAGCTTGCATACCAAGACCTTGATTAGCTAATTGTTGCTGATAAGCAAGACTATTACCTGCCATTGCTTGCTGATTCATGGCTTGACGAGCAGCCAAGTCAGCACCAGCAACATTAAAGTTTTGACCAAATTGTTGTTGATTGGCTTGTAGTCCTACACCCATGCCTTGCGTAATTGCGCTGGTTAAAGCATCGTTTTGGGTTTGACCTTGAAGTATTTTAGCTGTTTCGTATGCTTTAGAGCCAGGCATAATGCCTTGGTTAGCTAGTTGAGCATCTAAGGCTTGTGTTTGACGTTGTAAAGAAGGCTGTAAGCGTTGCATAATGGCATCGCTATATGTTTGGCCTGGGTCAATACCATAAGAAGGCAAACTAGAAGCACCTAATTGGCTACGGTCAAATTGCGTATTAACCATGCTGCTAGGGTCATATTGCTGTTGATTTAGCCGTGAGCCGTAATAGTTCATGGAAGCCATGTCTTGACCTTGGAATTGAGGAGCGTTAAAAGCTTGTCCTAATTGCCCAAAGTTATTGGTAATGGCAGATTGAAGTTGTGGGTTTAAAGTCTGTGTTTGGGTAAATGTAGGGTTTCCATACTGATCTGTACCAGTTTGGTTGTAGTTTAAAGACCCATAAGCATTAGTTTGATTTAAACGATTAGCCGCCAAATCAGAAGCAGAAGTTTGTTGCGCTGCACCTTGATAATTAGGCACATCAACCTTTTGTGGGCCACCACCTAATAATGAACCGCCTAGTCCTGCTCCAACGGCTGCCCCTGCTGGGCCACCCATCATAAAGCCAGCAGCACCACCAGCTACAGTCCCTAAAGTTTTACCTAGACCTCCGCCTCCACCCATTTCAATCTCCTTTTAGAGAGCATTTGATGTCGAGCCATCGACAATCTTCACGCCTCATTGCTAATATAACTAAGTCCCCATCTATATGGGCATCTTCGATATACGCTTTATCTACGAAACCAAGGTGTCGGTCTAACTTTAGTGCTTCTTTATTAGTAGAAGCAACTGACGCTAGTATAACCTTTACTTTCAATATGTTAAAGGGGTAATCGAAACAAGCCCACAATAAATCCTTACTAATCCAATTTGGTACTATTGCTGCCGTGTGCATTTCACAAGATTTATCCAAAATATTGTCAAACGCCACTACTGCCTTTACTGCACCGTCTACTTCTTGTCCTATAAAGGTCGCATAAGGGCTAAATTGTGTCCCCAATACGCCTGTAATCCATCCTCTAAGGTGTTCTTGATTATCAGTAACAACACGCCTCAAAGGACACCACCTCGCTCCATCACATAATCGCTAGAAACCCAATGCACATCAATGCCTTGAGATGCTATTTTCATCACAATACCGCCTGAATAACCTATTCCTGTAACGCCTTGCCATAACCTTGTAAGAGATAGGTTTCCACCCCATACATCTTCATCCCATACTGCTGTATCCCATACCCCAAGGGTTGAGCTAACAGCATTAAAACTAACAGACCCAAGGTTGTCTTGAGCATCAAAATCAGTATTAATACCTACCAAAATGCCTGGCAAACCATTGTCAGTTTGGAAAATAGGGCGAATCATAGTAAAGCGTTTTTGCTGACCAGGCGCATCAAAATAGCTATACGCCTGTTGAACAGTAGCATTTATGTTACTGCCGCTATCGCTAAAAGAGTCCCAAAAACGACCTACATAGCCATTGCCACCAAAATACATAGTGTCATAGCTTAATTCCCAGCATTTAGCATTAACATCTGTAAAGTTGCACCAAGCCTTAGAAATAGTGTGCATACAGAATTGCTGTGTACCCTCAGTAGCAGGTACATTAATAATTAACATATTTTGAGCAGCATAATAGTTAATCTGCCAACCAAAGTTGTTTTGATATAGGTTAGTTACACGACTAATGGCGTAAAAAATCTTGTCAGTAAGGTTAATTCTAGGGTCTAAACGACTAGATTGCAGGGCAGCAGCCAATGGCACTAAGCCTTCTTTAGTCAGCAATAGTAAATCGCCAGCCCATTTTAAAAAGCATCTACGGTTAAAAGTTTGGCCTAATTGCCATACGCCTTTTAATGCCCATGTTTCAGCAGCATCAGGGTTTGTGCCGTTATAAACAATGGCTTCACCGTTGTTAGTAACCCATACAGCGTAATCGTCTGCGCCTTGACCTGCGTCAATAGTCCATGTACCCATTGCTTGCAAGAAACCACCCATACGAGCAATACCACCAAAATTTAGCTCTAAAGCAGCGCCAGCTACTTGACCTACAGGCAAATACCATGCGCTCATGCTGTTTTCTTGCACAAAAAACAAGAAGTTTTTAAACAGGTTTACATGAACAAAAGTGCTTGAATCTACGCCTGTAATAGCGAATAAGACCGTATATGTGCCTACGGTTGTTGCATCCGTAGCAGGGGCAGTAGCCATTACATAGGTAAATGTACTAGCACCTGTTCTAGTAATGATAAAAGTGCCGTTATATTGGGCAGGGCTAGCACCAGCAACGGTAATTTTATTGCCTGTTACAAGGCCATGTGGCGCAGCAGTAGTAACGGTAGCCGTTAAATTGCCTGTGCCACCCCTAGTAATGGTAGAAATGGTTTGCGCTGTAGTAGTAGAAGCAACGCTAAACCAGCTTGTTCCATCGTATAGCTGTACAGGGTCTACTCCATTAACAGCTACTAAATACTGACCGCCAGCCGTACTTACATTGATATGTTGAAATTTATCATTAGCAACGGTTTTAACAGCTACGGCAGTAGAGGCAGAAACATCATAAATGCTTGTTCCAGCAGCAGCAAATAGTTTTTGAAACGATGTGCCAGCGTAATTCATCAAGCTATTAACTTGACCTGTAATACCTGTAGAAAACTCGCTATAACCTAGTCTTAATTGGACATCAGTAGGTGTAGGCCATAGATTAGTCAATGTCACCGCATCTAAGGGTGGCATATTAGCAATAGAATCTCTAGCGTTCCAACCGCCTACAGGCGATGCAACTGAGGATGTTACTGCGGTTCTTCCTTGTGGCGTTGGCATTATGAACCATACCCAGTATCAGGAATATTAGCGTAACCGATAAGCACTTTAGCAGGGTAAGGTGCAAAACTAAGGTTAGGTGCGCCTTTATCTTGTGCTTTGGCTACATTCAAATAACGGTAATATTCTTGCGATAACGCAGTAGTATCAAAAGACTTAATTTGAAAGTATTTAAGTTTTGTAGATAAAACAATGACACGGTCATCAAGGACTGAAGTATCGGTATCAGCCGTAAAGCTATTCTTTACAGTACCATCAGCACTTCTAGCCCATCCTTTAGACTTGTATTCCCAACCCAAATACTCTTGGGTATTCATAGGAGGCCATACTTGGAATTGGTTATCTAGGATACGCCAACGAATACGAGGGCCTGTTGAGATATAACCAGACTTGAGCCATTGCCATTGCTGTGCATCTTCTGGGCCAAGAGCTTCCCATCTTTTCGTCTTATCCCATTGAGTTCTATTGGTAATACGCTCAAAATCAGGTGGCAAAGAATAGGCAGTTTGGGCTAAAACAACTTCGCCTGTGCCTGTCCCAGAAGCCTGTTGGCTAATGGTAATTGTTTGATTATTAACCGATACAACATTGGTATCTTGGTTAATGTTTGTGCCAGTAACCTGCCATTGTTTGTCTACAGCAGTAATATCTACGCCATCTTCAATAACAAGGCTTAAAGACCCATTTACCGTTGTTCCATTACAGCTAATAGCCTGTGTGTAGAAACGATATTGGACTTGTAAGGCTTGCCAATCATGCTCTTTAACCAAGTCATACCCAGTACCGTTCATTAACGCTAGTATTTGCTGGACATCCTGAGATGGGTTTCCAGCTACATAGGTAGGTACTGCTAAGTTAAGTTCGGCTGCTGTCTGTTGGACAAGCTGAAGCATGGTCTGTGACATATATATCCTTTTACTTGGTTTTCCCCAAGTAGTTGGGTATTTGCTCTGATTATAAACAAAAAAAGGGAGAATATCTCCCTCTTTTTATTAATCTACTTGTACTTCTTCTTTCTTTGGCCTACCTTTTGGCTTCTTGTCTGCCATCATAGCCATCAAAGCATCAATTTGCTCTTGTTGTTTAGCTAATTTAGCATCAGCTTCCATCTTAATTGCAGCATTTTCTTGACGCAATTTAGATAATTCTTCCTCACGCTGATTGGTTTCGCCAACTTGGTCAGCTAAGTTCAAAAAGGCTTTGGCTTTGTCCCTAAATGAGTAAGGATTCATGCCAGCAATCATGCCAATGCGTTGGATTTGCAGGTCAGAAGCGTTAGCAACAGACTCTACAGTAGCAAATTTAATGCCTTTTAGCTCATCGGCTTGTGATCGGCTAATAATTGTCCATTCCTCAATGGGAGTGCCAATTACCGCTTCATGGTCGCCTACTTGGTTTTGATAATGCGCCCATTGCCTTGGAAAACGAGCTTTATGACCATTATCGGCATAGGTGTCAATTTCGGTTAAAGAATCGCCAGGTATGCAAATACGGACAAAATCAAACTCTCTGAATATGGGTCTACCAGCAGCCATTGATTCATCTTCTTGTTTCATGGAGCGTTTGTAGAAAGTTACTGCTAGGCGGCTATCTGCGCCAATATCATCGGATGGTAATGCCATTTAAATCTCCTAAGTAGTTAGGGTTATTAAAAGAAAAAGGACTGCCCCTTTTGGGGACAGCCCTATGGTACTACAGGTATAGCTTAAACAGATGCTTTACCAAACCAACCATAATCACCTGCAACCATTGAAACTGCTGGGGAGATATAAGCTCCGCCAGTAGCAGCAACAGTAAAGGCTGTAGTGTTGATGTTGCAAGCAGTTGTGCTTGGGGCGATAGTAGCTGCTGCTACAGCCCAAACATAACGCAAACCGTCAGAAGCGAAAGTTTGTGTTCCGAGTGGGCCAAAGTCTACTGGTTCACCGTAAGCTGCAATATCTGCTGCCGATTGGGTGCTGTTCAAATCAATGCCAGCGATGGGGAGTGTTGAATATGCCATGATTATTTCCTTAAATTAATTGAGTGGACAAGATTAAATAGGGGTTTCCCCCTATTTATTAGGTTGTCAACAAACCTTGCAAGAAGCGGTTAGAAGTTGTCAAGTTACCAGCCCAACCGTACAGCTTAACGATTGCGTCTTGGTTAATCGCTTGACGCTCACCACCGATAGGTACAAAGTTACGCTCTTTGTGAGGGCGGAAGAAAATGTAGTTCGTGTTGAGCATATACATATAGGTAGCTGTTTGCTGGTCACCATAACCACCGCCCAGTACCACATCAGCAGAAGTACCACCACCGTAGAACTTCAAGGAAGCAAAACCAGAAGCGCCTGATTCCTCAGAAGCGATACGCTGGATAGCTTGCAAGCTGTTTACATAGAGTTGATACATTGTGTTGCCAGCAACAATCAGGTCAGCCTTGTCAGTACCACGAATCTGCTTGATAGCAGCTTCAGTCATCTTAGCAA